TAAATTCTTTTGTCCCTCTCGCTTTGCACAAGAAATAGAATCTCTGGTTCATACCACAGAAAACATGAATTATATTGATGCTATTGTTCATTTTTGTGAGCAAAATAATATTGATATTGAATCTGTACCTAAATTAATATCTAAACCGTTGAAAGAAAAGATAAAATACGAAGCACAGGAACTTAACTTCTTGAAGAGAACTTCTCGCGCAAAACTTCCTGTCTGAGGGAAATTCGACTTTTTATTCCAAAAAAGTCGGGAAAAAAAGTCCGCCCAAAAATCGCCCTATTACTTTTTTTGATAATGAATAATCTATTGGAAATGGTTAAATTATATGATAATTGTCCTGTTATGGTTACCAGGATTCCCAAGGAGATTCAGAAGGAATTGGATATATGGGTTAAAGAAAGTAGAAAGTTTAAAGATAGTCCATTAGCAGAATTAAAAGGACATGAGAATGTTGGATATAAAGGTGTAGATACAGAAAAGTATAATTCTTATCAATGTTCTATTTCTCCTCATTTAATTGAACAGTCTTTTTGGTTAGCATGGGTATTAAGGTTAACTTCTAAGTATTGGGGGTTGGGACGAAAAAATAGAGAATTTAAAATTAGACGATATGATGGTCATTTTGATGGATATGATATTTGGACTAATTTTGCATATAAAGGAGATAGTAATCCAACGCATGATCATGCAGGATTTCTTTCAGGAGTGATATATTATAAGAATCATGACCATCCTACTATTTTTGATGAATATAATGTAGCATATACAGGTGAAGATGCTACCATGGTGATGTTTCCTTCCAATGTTTTACATCATGTAGAACCACAGACTGTCAATAAAGAAAGAATTACTCTTGCTTTTAATATATCTCATAGAAATGATGCCCTTTGATGCATATCGTTGTTATCTCTCTCTAAAAAACCATTTTACTAAAGATAAGTATGATTATCATAAGTATAGGGGGAAGAGTAGAGCCACTGTAAAAGCTTTCTATAAGAGGAAGGATAGATTTTGGTTTGAAAAATTTGCAAGACAGAAGAATGATAAAGAAGTAGAAGAATTTTTTGTATCTAATTTTGTTTATTCAACTGATCCAGAAAAGATGTGGATTGGTGAAATGATAAAAGAAGGTGAAGGTAGATATGTAGAGTGGAAAAGGAAAGTCCAATCTCTTTCTTATATTTTTAAAGAAGAAGCTAATAGTCTTTTTGATAATAAACAGGTGGATGAAGTTTTTGATTGTTCGTCGGGACATCCTCCTATTTTAAGAAGTTATCTTGGCGGGGATACCTCACTTGAAACTTTAGTGATATGTGATAGAATATTGGGATATGGGAAAGATTTTGATCAAAAACTTAAAGATCCAGTGTGGGAATCCGTCAGTTTAAAGATAAAAAAATACTCTCCATTCCTAAATATTAATGTACCTCGTTATAAAAAGATTCTTAAAGAAGTAGTATTATGAGTGAATTTTTTAAATCTGAAGTTGTCCGTGCGGAGATGGCGGAGATTAGTGAACTTCAAGAAGAAGTTTATGCTAATGTCTTTACTTTTCCTAAAATGGAGGCAGAAGATCAAAAATATCATGTCGATTTACTTGAGAAACTTCTCAATAAGCAACAGATTCTTTATACTCGTTTGAGTTTATCTGATGATCCTCAAGCGAAACTAATGAAAGAAGATATTCTAAAATCAGCAACTGCGATGGGTCTCCCGTCAAATGTTGATATGAATATTCTTTTTAGTCAGATGACTGGTATGTTGAATCTAATGAGACAGCATATTGACAATTCTGCAGTCTGATCTTATAATAATAAGGTACATACAAGCCAAATCCAATTAATCCGAGGTAATCCGATGTCTTTTAAAGACCTAAAAAAACAATCCTCTCTAGGATCTTTAACACAGAAATTAGTTAAAGAAGTGGAGAAGATGAACAATACAGGTGGAGGTGCTGATGAGCGTCTCTGGAAACCAGAACTTGATAAAACAGGTAATGGTTATGCTGTTATTCGGTTCCTACCTGCACCAGAGAGTGAAGAGTTGCCATGGGCAAAGATCTACACTCATGCCTTCCAAGGACCTGGTGGATGGTATATCGAAAATTCTTTAACTACCGTGGGTCAGAAAGATCCTGTATCAGAGCACAACCGTGAACTCTGGAATAGTGGTAGTGAAGCAAACAAAGATATTGTACGTAAGCAAAAGCGTAAATTATCTTATTACAGCAACATCTATGTTGTTAAGGATCCTACCAATCCCCATAATGAAGGTAAGGTCTTTCTATTTAAGTATGGTAAGAAGATCCATGATAAGATCTTAGCTGCTATGCAACCTGAGTTTGAGGATGAAACTCCAATCAATCCTTTTGACTTCTGGCAAGGTGCAAACTTCAAATTGAAGATTCGCAAGTTAGATGGTTACTGGAATTATGATAAGTCTGAGTTTGACGCAGCAGCACCTTTACTAGATGATGATGACGCGCTTGAAGCAATTTGGAAGAAACAGTATTCTCTAAATGAGATTACTGCTCCAGAACAGTTCAAGTCTTATGCTGATCTTGAGAAACGTCTTAAGTATGTTCTTGGTCAGAAACCTACTCCACGTCGTGTAGTAGATGAAGACTTAGAAGATGAAAGTGAAGGTCGTGGTGTAGTTGAAGAATTAGAGCAATCTTATGCTCGCACTACTTCAGCAACTCCTACTGCTACAGTTGCTTCATCAAGTAATGATGAAGAAGATGCTCTTAGTTACTTCCAAAAACTTGCAGAAGAGTAATTAAGTAGGATAAAGTCTAATATTTTCTGCTTTTTTAAGGGTTTCACTCTCATATTGAGTGGAACCTTTTTTATATTCCATAATACCTTCTAAATCATTAAAGAATGTATTGAGATATTGTGGTTTTAGGATGAATATATTTCTTTTAGAATCTTGAAGTTTATTTTCATAATCCAAGTTAGTCACAGATTCTGCAACACTAGATGCTGTTATACTTTGACCTAATCCGCTATCATAATAAGTAAGAGCAAATCCTACAGGGATGTGTAATCCTTCTTCAATTATTGTTACACCTGTAGTATTTTTTATACCAGTGCATTCATAATGGTGAATTTCTTGTAGTTTTTCCTCACTTCCATACTTTTCAATTAAAAAATTATTAAAGGAATATTCACTGAGTGGCCATTCCGTTTGTATATTGGTAATATTATTTGAAAGTAAAACTACCCAATCTAGTGTTGGATCATCATAAACTTTCTCTGCAACATTATCGGGTCTTTCATTACCGATAATTTTATATTTGGTAAAATAACTTAGATTGGAATAGATATCTGTTCTCAGTCGTGCTCTTTTAAAAAGATTCTTTACACGAGAATAGTTAGATATTGTTTGTTCACCTTTAGCTCTATTAACATAGAGAAAATCTGGAAGTTGACTGAAATATGGTTTAGTCATGATTAGAAGCCTGTTGTTGGATCATCTACATCATCAATATCATCATTATATATTGGTTCTAGTTCATCAAATTTCATTTGAATATTGTAAGAAGTCATTGAACCATCTTTGTAAGTCATATAAGTTCCATCAGGAGCATAACTAACATTAAAACCGCTTAAAGCACATGGTTTAATTTTATTTAAGAAAGGATGGTCTTTGAATCCAGTGTTAAAGATGTATTGAATTTTATAAACAGCAGGAACACTAAGGAAGATTTTATCTCTTCTCTTTACTGCCATCGTTTTCTTAAAGAGTTTAATAATTTTTCTAACAGTTCTTGCTTCTTGTCTTCCTCTTGGAGTAAATTTAAAATTATAAGTAAAGGTTCTTAATCTTGGACCATTAAAGAGAACTTCAAGGTTTGGATTGATTACTATACCTGCTCTTCCAAGAAGATTTGCATTAACTGCTCTACCTGCAAAATATGCTTTAATAAAGGCACTGGCTTGAGGATTATTTAAAAATGCATTTGCTGCTCCTCCTGTATCTCCAATCATTTGTCGAACTGCTCCGATTGGATCACCGCCTCCTGCAGTTTGGATAGCATTCATTGCCATTCTTCCTGCGGTTGCTTGGATAGGATTCAGTCTATTTTCACCCCAGTCAACTGAATTTTGTTCTCCTATATCAGGAGTCATTGGTAGAAAAACAGTAGAACCTACTCTTTTTACTCTCATATAACGTTGTTTTACATCTTTAAAACCAAACCAATCAGATGAGTTTGGATCGATAGTTACATTAGAACCTTGTTGCCAGGTTTTTGTTCTTGATCTATTGATAGTTGAAGATGAAAGAGCAGGTACATATTCTATAGGAACAATTTTGATAAAATCATATTCATCATCGGCATGGTCTAGAGGATATATGAGAGTTGGTTCAATTGCAAATGCAGTTTCGCTATCTAAGGTTCCTTGTTCTGGTTCAGGTATTCCAGTTACTGACCATTTAGTCTTTTTAGGACCGTCATCATTTTCAGCTCCTGAATTTTTTTCCTGGGTTTCTTGTTGCGTTTTATATGGGTTAAAATTATTTTTATAATTCCTTTGCGCTTCCTCGGAAAGAGTAGAAATTCCATCAGGACCAAGGATAGTGCGGTTAAAGTTTGATGAATTATCTGATATTACTTTATTAATTGCTTCTCCACCTAAAATAGTTCCAGACATATCTGATTCTACAACCCAACTACGACTACTGTTATTGTAGGTGGCAAGTTTAGTACCGATAGCATCAGTTACATATGGAGCGTTTGCTCCCGTATCATCTAATACAATACCGAATGTACTTTGTCCGTTTTGTAA